CTGACCTCGGGCATAAACATTTCATGGCACTTATGGTAGGCGGTGGCTGTGGTACTTACTACGGCGATGTACGTGGCAAGGGTGAGGTCATTGGTAGAACTGGTGGCGTAGCCTCTGGCCCTCTTAGCCTGATGTACGCTATGAATGAGATCGGGCGTAATGTTCAGCAAGGTGGCAGTAGACGCTCAGCTCTGTACGCCAGTTTACCTTGGTGGCATCCTGATTGGTGGGATTTCTCGTACGCTAAGGATTGGTCTGACGAAGTTAAGGCACTGAAAGCCAAAGATTTTAACTTTCCTGCCCCTTTAGATATGACTAATATATCCACGGTGTATGATTCAGTACAAGGATTAAACAGCACAGAATTCTTACGTAATGTATATCAGGCGTGCAAGACAGGGGAACCTGGGTTTCAATTCGATATCTACACTCCTGACGAACTGGTCAGGAACGCTTGTGCTGAGTTCATCTCAACAGAAGACTCAGATATGTGTAACCTGGGGTCATTGAACCTATCGCGTATTACTGATATACAAGAGCTAAGGGATGTGGCGTATCTTGGATCGCAGTTCCTTTATTACGGATCTCTTGCATCCGAGGTGCCGCTCGATAAGTGCATCAAGGTACGTGAGGAAAACAGAAAGATTGGACTCGGCCTTATGGGTGTACACGAGTGGTTACTCAGGCGTGGTTACAGATACGAATCTAACCAGGAACTTGAGGAATGGCTCAGCGTATACGAGGACGAATCTGAGAAGGGGGCGCATTTTGCAGCACACAGATCAGATGGCTCACCTTGCATCAGATTTAGATCAGTTGCTCCAACAGGAACTATCTCAATTATTGCAGGGACGACCTCCGGGATCGAGCCTTTATTCGCAACCGGCATCAAACGAAGATACCTTAAGGGAACAACCTGGGAACACCAGTATATCGTTGAGCCACTTGCAAGATATCTTATCGAAACTGGAATTGAACCGGATAAAATCGAAACCGCCGGAGATCTATCAAAGGATGTACAGAGAAGAATTAAATTTCAAGCCGACATTCAGGAATACGTTGATATGGGGATCAGTTCCACGATTAACTTGCCTGCCTGGGGAACCACTCATAATAACCCCGATGTCGTAGAGGCTTTCGCTGGAACTATAAAGGATTACGCTACGCAACTAAGGGGATTGACGTTTTATCCTGACGGTAGCCGTGGCGGTCAGCCGTTAACTCAGGTTCCGTACGAGGAAGCCCTTGCGTTAGAAGGTAGGGTATTCGCTGAGGAATTAGAATTCTTAGAAAAGACCTCTTGTCCCTCTGGGGCTTGTGGGTTTTAAGGAGGTACTATGGAAACTTATTGCGTAGACTGTGTGTCAGCCCGTGAGAGTAATTCTAATGAGCCTTGTAAATCTTGTATACCTAAGTGGGATAACGGGGTAAAGCCGGGATTCGTTCCAAAGGACGATACAGTATGCACCGGGAACTGCGTCGATTGTACGCATAAGAGTTGCTTCAAGGAAACCTCGGGAGAAACCCAGGCTGTAGTCAAGGAATTCGTCGAATCTCAGGACGATCCTGTTGAACATCCAGGGCATTACAACCAGTTCCCGATCGAGGTTATTGATATGATTAAGCTCATTCTTAACGCCACCGAGGGTCTTACCCCTTTCCAGGCTGGATGTCTACAGAACGAGCTAAAATACCGCCTCAGGGCAGGATTCAAGGGGGATGCAGCCGAGGATATAAACAAGGCTATGAAATACCGGGAATTCCGCCTGAATAAATAGCCAAGAAATTCAGGGGTTTACGCCAGTGTACTACCCAAGGCTAACCCCTTGAATTTATTAAGGAACCTAATTGGGACAACTTATGAACGAAGGGGGCAGATATACTAAGGTATACACTAAGGTATACACCCGGCATATAGTCTCAGTTATACACTAAGGAATTAATATGACAGTTAATAAATCTGGATCACCCCTGGAAGTAACCCGGCATAGAACCTTAGCGGACTATCAGCAGAAGGTGGCAGAAGCCCCTCCGGTTAGTAAGGCGCTACTGAAGCATATTGAATCTATGTTCGTACCACCGGATGTCTCTCCAGGTGATCCTTCTATAAAAGAGAAACTCCTGTTTCAACACGGAATAGAGAGAGTCCTAAAATATATAAGGAGTTTACATGAAAGACAAGAAAAAGAGTTACAGGACAGATACGCCAAGGAGTAGCCTGGTCTGTACACTGGAGGTGCCGTGGCTGATACCGAAGCGTTAGAGGCGTACGTCCGACAAATGTACAAGGATGTCCTCGGTAGGGATTTCCCGGATAGAGAAGGTGTAACCTGGTGGGTAACTCAGTTAGCTACCGGGAAGATGCAGAAAGAAAACTTTGAAGCAACTATGTACGGGGCTGCTGCCGATTGGGAAGAAACGTCTCCTGGTGTATGGAAGAAGATAGGAACCGGGACAACAACCCCAGGGACCGCCAGGGATGACGCTGACATGGGTGTCTCTAATCCAGCGGTTTACGCCGTGGACGATTACGAGCAGGAACCGATTAATTTTGATGACATCGAGATGGACCTTCCTGAAACCCCGACAAGTCCTTCCCCTACGTTACCTCGGAGTCAATTCGAGACATTTATCCGTAACGTCTATAAAGCCCAATTCGAGAGATACAACCCAGAACAATCTGGGGTAGACTATTGGGTTGACGAGTTAGTATCCGGTAGGCATACTTACAACTCGGTACGTCAGGCTATGTATGATGAATCAGTCAACTGGGAAAAGACTGATGTACCTGGGGAGTACTATCACGAAGGTCGTGATGAATACGCCTATGATGAAGTCCCGCCAGTGGAAGAAACAATAGAGCCTGTAACCCCGCCTACCGATCCGTTACCGGATATGGATGTCCCGGATCAACCGGATATTCCTATCGAGGAGACATTTGAACCACCTATAGATTTAGGTATCCCTGATTGGTTAAAAGATTGGGAGCCGCCGGATTTCTCTGAGTTCCTTAAACCTAGGGAATTTACCTTCGACAAAACTAGACCACAACAGGCTGCTACTTTGTACGCTCCTGTAATAGGTGGTGAAAGAGAAGACGAGAGAAAACGACGAGCGTCTGCCAAGAGTAGATTCAAGGTTCCATTAGCTACGGGGGTACAGATATAATGCCAGAATATACACCAGAAATACCTCAGTCTAGATACCAGACGTTATCGACTGAGAGAGACAAATACAAAAGGAGAGCGCAAGAGTACGCTAAGGTTACTTTGCCGTACATCATGCCGGATACTGAAGACGTGTCCTCCCAGGAACTACAGAACGATTTTAATTCCGTTGGAGCCGAGTTAGTTAACGGGTTAGCGAATCGCTATACCCAGGAATTATTCCCTCCAACCAGGCCGTTCTTTAGGTTACGTATAGACGAGGGTGAGAGAACAGAAACCCAGGATACCGCTAAGATGGATGCCTTGCTTGCTCTCGGGGAACGCCGGGCGCGTTGGGCTTTTGAACAGCGACAGGCTAGACCTGTGTTGCTGGACCTATTGACGCACTGTATAATCACAGGTAACGCCTTGCTGTACTTTCCGGAAGAAGCCGGGAGTAAGCCAGTAATGTACGCCCTGGATGAATACGTCGTTAACCGATCGGTATCTGGGGAAGTTCTTGAAATCATCACAGTTGACACCAAGGCTATTAATGCCCTTGATGAAGATATCAGAGACGAGGTAATAGCCTCTATGGATATCGACGCGGAGGAAGATCTCAATGAAAAACAAGCTACGATTTATACTTACATTAGGCGTAATCCAGATAATCCTGACGAGTTCCTTGTTGACCAATCTGTAGAGAACACGGCTGTAGGTGATCCTGCGCAATCGTTCAAGAAGGAGTTACTCCCTTGGATACCCTGCGTATGGAAAAGAACCAGGAAAGAGCATTACGGTAGAGGACTTGTTGAGGATCATTATGGCTCCTTCTGGTCGCTGTCTGTATTGACTGAAGCTATGGTCACAGGCGCTGCGGTAATGACGGATATTAAATACCTAGTGCGCCCAGGGAGTTCCCTGGACGTAGTGGCTATGAACAATGCGCCTACTGGAACGTATCATTACGGTATGCCGGATGACGTTAATGCTATACAGACTAATAAACAGTCTGACTTTAGTTTCATTAATGCGATCATCCAAGACTACAGGCGTCACCTCGGGAAAGTATTCCTGAGTGTATCCTCGCAGATGCGGGATGCAGAACGGGTGACAGCAGAAGAAAACAGAATTCGTGCCATGGAGTTAGAACAAGCCCACGGCGGAACATTCTCCACATTTGCTGTAACTCTCCAGACACCTATGGCTCTGTTACTTCTCAGGGACATCGACGTAGATACCTTGGGTAGTACAATAGATCCTGTTATTGTAACTGGTCTTGATGCCATGGGTAGATCTGCCGAGAATGAGAAGATTAGATACCTGTTCGATGATCTCTCTATGTTAGATCAGGTTCCTGATTCAGTACGTATGCGATTCAAAGAATCAGACCTGATGGCTATGCTTGCGTCTGGACGTGACGTTGAAGCAGAGAAGATCATTAAGTCCGAGGAAGAATTCCAACAGGAACAGATGCAGAGACAACAGCAACAGACACAACAGATGGCCGCTCAGGAAGGGGCAGTAGCCCAGGCTTCCCAGGCTGCTGAACAGAGGTAAATATGGCCCAAGAATTTGATAAAGACACACTGGAAGCATTAGACGATCAGGCTTCGCTTTTAGAAGACCCAAAGAAATCTGATGGTACGCCGTACGGTGACACCCAGGATACACCGGAAGATAAACCTGAGGACAAGCCGGAAGACAAACCTGAAGATAAACCCGATGAGGACATTGACCTTAACCTTGATACTGATGAACCAGCTGACAAGGATAAACCTGACGCTGACGACGAAAAGCCTAAGAGTACACAAGATAAACTCAAGGCTGCTGGTCTGGCTGATGTATCTAAGATCCTCAAGGATCATGACGGTAAAGTACCTGAGGCAGTTATTAAGGCCGCCAAGGAGAAACTTGATCCTTATGTAGTTGATCTGTACGTAGATAAGGTACAGAATGACTTCAAGAAGCAGGAGTACGCCGAGCTTAACAAGGAGCGCGACGAACAGGCGAAGAAAGTGGCAGAGATGAATAAGTACATCTATGATGCCACTGGGGGTCAGGATAAATTCAAGGCAATGGCGGGTACACTTAAGGCGAGTATGGATAAAGAAGCCTTAAAGAGTATCAATGCCAAGTTACTTTCAGGGAATAAACTTCTTGTAAATGAGGCGTTGAAAACAGCCGTTACTGAGTACAAGAAAATCAAGGGGTTCGGAGGAGCGCGTATGGAAGGCGATGCTAATGCACCACAGGAAAAAACTATGAGTATCACTAAGGAAGACTACAGACAGATCATGAAGACTGAGAAGTACAAGACTGATCCTATGTACAGAAATAAGATTGATGACGCCCGTCTTAAAACACGCCAGGAAGACCAAAAGAAATATGGTCCCGGCATGTACTACGGGTACAACCAAAACGGTCGGTATGAACTTTAAATAAACAAGGAGTATTAAATGGCTGATGATGTATCCGCTAATCTAACTTTTCCGATGTCGCAGAACTTCAGCGCGGATAAGTTCGCTCTGGCAATCGAGAAATTTGACGGACGTGTACATGAGACTATGCAGAAGGCCCAGATCCTGGATTCTGTATACGAGTTCCGTCCCCTGATCGGGACAGACACAATGTCCAACAACGTAATGGGTAATCCCACTTTGCAGTCTGTTCAGGCTGGTGTGGAACCTACTGGTAAGAAAATTGAGGTCGGTAAGAATATCGTCCAGGTGAAAACCCCGATCATCGCCCGTGTAATCGAGGCAATGCTCCCGGCGGTTCAGGATCATCTGGATATCAAATCCCGGACTCCTGCTAACTTCGGTAAGAGAATCGCCAAGTCTGTTGACGAGGTTCTGTTCGTACAGATTGTAAAGTCTGTTCTTACTGATATTGATGGTGAAGGTACTGGTGGAATCCTGCCTAAGTCTACTGTGGAAACACTGGCGGCTGGTGGTGATGAACTCGTGTCTGCTGACCTCACGGCTGCTGTGTATGCTGTAGCCCAGGGTATGGCTGAGCTCGAAATCGAAATGTACGACGGTAAACTGTATATGGCTCCTGCTCAGTATTTTACACTGTTGAAGAATCAGGATCTCCTGAACGCTGACTTTAATAAGCCTAATGGGTCTTACGCTCATGCTGCTATTGAAACGGTATCTGGTATGCCCATCGTTATGACGAATAGGATCTCCCAGGCTGTTGATACAGTTGCAGCCCCGGCTAAGACTGACTCTACTGCTGCCCTCTACGGTGCTGCTTATGAGACATCTGCCCTGGAAGCTAAGGCCGTCGCCCTGTTCGCCACCCCCGAGAGCATCATGGTAGCTCAGAGTATTCCTCTGACTTCTGATGTGTATTGGGACAAACGTCTTCTGTGCTGGTTCATTGATAGCTATCTGGCTATTGGTGCAGCCCCTGACAGAACTGATGTTAACGGCGCTATCTTCAAGGCGTAATAAGTTAATCTTAATAGCCCTCGGTGTAATAGCCGGGGGCTTTTTTTCGTTACGGGGGATTTATGCAAACAAAATTAGCCGCAGTTAATTCGTTATTACAAGTAATCGGGGAATCTCCTGTGAATGAAGTAGATAGAAGTAATCCCGATGTACTTGCAGCCTTACAGATTTTAGACGAGAAGCTGAACGACATCCAGTCAACTGGATATTGGTACAATGTAGAAACCTGGGAACTCCCAGTAGCAACAGATGATTTTGTGTATTTACCATCTAATACAATTACCGTGGTTACAGGAAATAACAATTATGTTAAACGTGGTCGCAGGTTATACAACCTAGATACGCACAGCTATGACTTCTCAGATTCTGACACAGTATCTATGGATATTATAACTGAGTGGGATATCGAGGAGTTACCTCCGGTTATGTTTAATTACATCGTGGCAGGAGCCAAGGTGGACATGGTAGCCTCATTCGCTATGGACTCGACCTTACTCCAGAAACTTACGTCTGATTATATACAGGCTTATCATAGGTTACAGGTACAGAACCTTAAAGCTCAGGCTCCTAATGCGACAGCCTCAGGTGCAGCTCAGACGTTATTACAGAATCAACCACAGAGGTAAGTATGACTAAATACAATGGAAGTATTCAGAACTTTTTGCAGGGTGTGTCTCAGCAGGCTGAGTCTGCTAGACTCCCTGAGCAATTAGAAGAACTTGTTAACTGTAGGAGTTCTATAGTTAAAGGTCTTCAGAAAAGACCTGGGTCGTATTATCTCGGCTCTATAGGATTATCCAAGAATATACTCGGAAGAACTTTTTATCATTATGACCGTGGAGACACAGACGAAGCGTACCTGTTTAGTATAGGTAGTGCGTCGCTTAAAATATACGATCTATTCACAGGTACTGAAAAGACTGTAACGGCCCCTGACGGCTTGGCTTATCTAACTGCCACAGATCCAGAGACTGCCTTTAAGTTCCATACTGTAGCTGACACAACATTTATTGTTAACTCAGAAATAACCCCGGCTATGCAGAATCCGTCGGACCCTGATACAGTATGGCGTAAAATGATATACTGTAAACAGGCGAACTTCGGGAAGACTTACGAGATAAGTATTGATGGTGTTGTAGAATCAACTCATACTACTCCGTCTACTGTCACAGTAGCCTCAGGTTCCCAGGATAAACGTATACATTTGTCTACAACTGATATAATTGAAGCCTTAGCTACAGATATAGAAACCTGGGCTACAGCCGAAGGTGTTACCTTTGAACAAGACGGTGATGTAATATATCTAGAAAAAGCCGGTGCCTCCTATAAGTTAACAACACAGGATGGTAACAATGGTAATGACCTGTTTCATGTTGGAAATGAAATCGAGCAGTATTCAGCGTTACCGGCGTTAGCCAAGAATGGGTTCAAGGTTAAAGTGGCTGGATTAGATGAATCAGATCAGAATGACTATTACGTAGAATTCGATACAGAAGATGACGTTTCAATAGGCCGTGGTGTGTGGAAAGAATGCGTAGGCTTTGGTGTAGATCAGGATTTCGATCCAACTACGATGCCTATTCAGGTCTTACGTAACGAGGATGGAACCTTTACTGCATCCGAGATAGCTTGGGTGGCACGTAAGGCTGGTGATGCTACATCGAATCCAGACCCGAGTTTTGTTGGGCGTACTATATCAGATGTCTTGTTGTACCAGGGTAGACTTGTGTTCACATCCGAGGAGAATCTTATAGGATCTGTTACTTTTGACTTCTTTAACTTCTTCGCCTTGTCTGTACTCCAGATAGCAGATGATGATCCAATAGACACAGCTTCATCAGATCGTCAGGTAACTAATCTGCATCATAGTTTAATATTTAACTCAGCTCTTTTGTCATTCTCAGATTCCGCCCAGTTCATGCACCCAGGTAACAGACCGTTTACTAATAAGGACTTTAGCCTGGTATCTAAGGCAAAGTATCCGAGTTCACCGTCGTGCGCACCTGTAGCAGCCGCCGGAAGTGTATTCTTTCCGTATAGTTTCGGAGAGTACTCAGGAGTTCGTGAGTTACAGTACGATGCAGCTACTGGGAATATCGTGGCAGAGGCTACTACCGATCAGATAACAAGATACATCTTCGGTAACGTCAAGCAAGTTCAGGCGTCACCTGGATATAACATGCTATTCGTTAGGACCGACGGAAACGCAGAATACAGCGACAAGGTTTACGTTTATGAATGGTACAACAGGGGTGGTGACAGATTACAGAGTGCCTGGAGTGAATGGGATTTCGATAGAAACATAGTTCACATGGCATTCATCAGGAATAAACTTTATCTCTTGTCAGACATAGGTGGGTACATCGTAATTGAGGTAATCAATTTGTCTGACGAGGACACTACTGATGTACCATTTCCTGTACGCCTGGATATGCTTGAGCGCGTCCAGGGTTCACCTAATTACGTTGATGACGTGTGGGAATTACCTGCGGATATCACGACGTACACCGAGGATTTAGCTGTTGTAGCAGCCGAGGGAACAGGTAAGGAAGGTCTTCTTATGGAATCCAGTACAGGATTAGGATTAGAGGTATCTGGGGAATACATCCTTATGCTGTATATAGATCATTATGTACACAGGATTTACGTAGAGGAAGATTACGTAGAAGTCCCTGATCTGTATTTCTGGGTAGGAATCCCGTATACAGCCGAGGGTATCATAACGAATCCGTACCTCAGGGATAGCACAGGTCGCCCTTTGACTACATCTAAATTACGTCTGAATTACATGGAATTTAACTTAGCTGATACTGGATCTGTTACTTTGACGGTTACTAAGGGTAACGACACATTCACAAAAGAATACAAAGCAAGGATAATCGACCGGATAGGACTTAAACCTAATGATCCACCTGATGTAACTCCTGTTAAATTACGCGTGGGAGTACGCTCGGATAGAAACAGGTGCAAGATAGGTTTTAAATCATCTGAACATACACCCTTCTCTATACTCGGGGCTGACTGGACAGGTAACTATTCACAGTCCGGTAGGTTAAGCCGTTAGGAGATAATATGATCGGCGCGATAATAAGTGGTGGCTTGGGTATTCTCGGCGCTTTCCGTGGTAATGACGCAGCAGAGGATCAACAAGAAGCTGAACGACGGAGACAAGCAGAGAATGAAGCCTTAACCAGAGAAGCCTTAAGTACCCTCCAGGAGCGCACAGATCGTGCCCTGGAGGTACTTTACGAAAGACGAGAAGATTCACTTGATAAGTTCTTTGGGCGACAAGCCGAGGACTTCAGTATAATACAGGATCGTACAGACTTCCTAGAAGATAGGGCGTACGATAGAACAGAAGAAGACCTTGAAATTACCAGAGAAAGAACTGCACGTGGTTACGGTTTAATTGATACCAGAACTCGTACAGATATAACCAGGGCGAGTGGCAGGTTAGCGGAAGATATAGCTGACGCCAGTGGTCGACTGAGGTCTGACTTAGCTAGAGCCGTGGGCCGTACAAGTGCTGATTTAGAACGATTCGGAACTAGGGCTTATACTGATATAAATGACTTAAGCTCGAAGACCCGGAAAGAACTAGAAAAGATAGGCGTACGGACCCAGGAAGACCTGGAGAAACTCGACGCAAGAACCCAGGAACAAATGGGTATACTGAACGAGCGTACTCAGCAGAAACAGAATAACGCTATACGTGAGAAAGTCACACGTAACCTCGCTATTAAACGTGGAGCCAGGAAAGCCCAAGGAACCGCTGCGGTAGCCGCAGGATTTTCGGGTGCAGCCGGTACACGTCCTGAGTTAGTTCTTGACAGAGAAGTTGGGCAGATAGCCTCTGATGCAGTATCGGAATCAATCCAGAAACAAGTTAATGAATTCTCTGAAATTATATTCGCCAGGGATCGTGCAGCAAAAGACCTGGAGTATCTGTATAAAGACAAAACTGTTGATTTAATCAGGAACGCCACTGACGTAACTGATGTTCTTAGGTATCAATTCGACGATGAATACAAGAGAATTACCCGATCGTACGATGACAAATACGAGAACGCTATTAGATCGTACCAGGATTTCTACCAAGGTTCCACCCGGCAGTACGAGGATTTCTATAGAGCGTCAACTCGGCAGTACGTAGATTATTACATGAACGTCACTCGTCGCCACGAGGACACTATAGAGGCTCTTAGGCAGCAGGAACAAGACAACCGGATGCAACTTGAGCGGAACTACAAGAACCTTATGGATCAAGTAGGGGAAGCTGAAGCCAATGCTATCCTAGAGATGGCCAGGAATGAAGCCGATGTAATAGACCAGGATGCTATTGATACTGAAGACGCCTTATATAATATCACGAATTATCATAATGACACAGCTCAGCGTATGATAGATAACCTTAACAACGCAGCCCCGGTGTACACGAATGTACCTGGGACAGCGCAAGTTCTGGTTAACTCTGCGTTAGCGGCTGTTAATGCTTACGGTAGTTTAGGCACAGGTGAGCGTTCAGACTTCAACAATACGTTGTCTAATATCTGGAACGGTATTACTAACTTCGGTTCAAGTACAACCGGAAGTATACTTGGGCAGACTACTCCTGATTGGGACTTCGGTGGTACTGACCTATCATTAGGTTCAACTACACCAGATTGGGACTTCGGTGACTTCAGTTTGGATTAAGGAGAATATATGTATTTTGACAGACAAAGTATGGGTAATCCGTACAGACAACTGGATACACGCCAGAGAGTAGCCAAGGCTGACAAGACCTATGAAGTTCTGTCAGGATTAGCCAAGGCTGCTATCGGTGTATCTAATATAGTTAAGGAAGAACATAACGCTGAAATGGAACGTCGTGCCAAGAACGACTTAGTCAACAACACGATTAATCCAGATATGCAGCGGCATGAAAGGATATACGCCACAACTGTAGCTAAGGGACAAGCCTTGGATACCTTCCGTGAATTACAGGGTAGAATACAGGGTGGTGAGTTCGATGATTTAGATCCACAGAAATTTCAGGAAACGATGAACCAGATCCACGCCCAGAAAGCAGAGGAGTACGGTTCATCTAAATACCGTGATGAGGCCGTCAGTACCTGGAATGACTTCTGGGTGAACCAGGAGAGTACCCTGACTGCTGGCCAGGCTGGTAAATACAGGGTAGCCCTTAAGGGTAAACAAGAGTCTGCTCTTTCTGATAATATAATTCAGAAGTACAGTTCAGGTAAATACGCCCCCAAGGATATCATTAATGAACTCACGAGTGACGACTACAGTCTCCTGAGTACAGATAATATCCTAGATCTAGCGTTGGACGCAGGGGCAACCTTAGCGGCTCAGGGGGATAATAAACTCCTTGAGGTTCTTAATCAGGAATACGACTTTACCAATGACCCTGAGCGTTACAAGAAGTACGATGCTGCTACTAAGATAGCCCACAGGAAACAACGGATGGTAGCCGAAGAACGTGTTATGCAAGCTACCTCAGCATTTCATGAAGCGGTATCTCAGGGTAAGTTAACCGAAGATATGTACAACCAGGAGATTATTCCAGGGGTAGTATTATCCAAGGCTGTTGACTTAGAAGGTAATAGAGTTGTAACTGACAAACAATTCGGTAAAGCTCTAGAGATATCAAAAGGCAACTTCGTTAAACACAGGCAATATGACAAAGCTAAAGAGATGCTGGTTGCTGGTAGGAATCTAACTGGTGTGTTCAAACCTGTAATCATCCAAGATGTATTCAATGAGATAACTCGGGAGACACTCCAGGGTACAGAGAATCCTATGGAATCCTTTGCTCAGTTAGGTAATCTGGCTACGAAACAGACAGAGAATATAACAGCCTTCGAGAACATCGGAGGTAGCTTTGCTGGTGCTGAGTTATTTAGAAACAATGAAGTATCCCCTGAAATAATTGACACCTTTATGAACCTAGGCGCACTCAAGCAGGGTTACAACAATGACCCTAAATTCTACCGGGCATTAGGCCAGGATGGTGCAGCCAGATACAAGGCCATAGAATACGAATCATTCTGGGTCCAAGGTTCACCTGAGGATAAAATCAAGGGTGCTATCGAGAAACTCGCTCAGATGAAAGAGGCGAAGGAAAAGGGTCTTACCAGGAATATAACGACCTTATCCGAGGAAACAAAGACGGAGATAACCAAAGCTGCTGAGAAGTATTTCGACGAGAACGACAGCCTGTGGCGTATAGATGACGTTCAAGAGTTCGGGGCAAGAGACTTCGAGCAGTACGTCGGTCAGCGTTACAGGGATTACGTAAATAAATATAACATGAATCCCAAGGCTGCTCTTGAGTTAGCTGTTGATGACACCAAAGGTATAACAACTGAATGGGATGGATCTCTGGTGTTCACTGGTGGTGCTACGTTAGATCTCGGGGAAAGCCCTGAGTACACTATCAAGACTCTCCAGAATGATCCTGACTTATCACAGATTATAGCTGAGGAATACAGTTCAGGTGTACGTTACAATATACCAAAAGATCCTGGATTGATAACTCCGACGAAACCGACAAAGATTCCTGATTACGAGAAAGTTAGGATTGTTCCTGATTACACTAATGACAGGATTATGTGGGTAGATCACAAGAATAAGATTGTGCATTCAATTCCAACGGCTCACGCCAAGATGCTGAACGAGGCACGTAAGCAATACATCTGGCCTGTATGGAGTAAAGTCCAGGATACATTCGGCAAGATCGCAGATAGACCTGGGGAAGCTCCCTTGGGTCGCGGAGCTGGACAGAATATAACAGTCCAGGATATAGAGGAGTAATAATGCCTACATTAGATGAATTAAGAAAAGACCTGTACGCCGGTGGTGATCCTGAAATTGGTTACGGAGATTCACCTGGCACAGGCCTAGAGATACAAGATTCCGAATCACCCCAGAGATTGCCTTGGGATTTCTCAGGGCGTAAATCTCCAGGTATGTTCGATTTGAAATACGGCGAAGCTAAGGAAACACTTGACTTAGACTGGATATATACCCCAGGTGCAATGAAGATGTCTCATGTGAAGAAGTTCGTTAACCTTAATACAGAGGAAAATGAACGGTTTGCGTATGAGGTACTTATGGATAAAAATGTCCAGCCGGTGCTTGAGGGTATGAGAAAGCCTACTATGCTTGAATACGTCGAGTCATCTGAACAACGTAAAACAGAGATGCGTAGAACATGGTACAGAGATAATATAAACGCAGTCAAGGGAGTAGCCCAGAAATTCAAGGACGTGGCCTCGTCTGCATGGGACAGAGGTATGAAAGTTATGAAATCGCAGGCTGTGGCTGACTTCCAAGAAATAGCCAGAACAAAGGAGCAAACCTTGTATGAATACCCAGGAGTGGACCAAAAGGACCGTGGACTTGCTAGGACGATATCGAAGGTGGAGGGCACGGATGAAACTGCTCTTGAACGAGGTTATAATTCAGGATATGATGTAACCCTAGGTTACGGCCAGTTCGATCCTGAGTGGTTCGATTCAAAGAAAGACTCGTTAGAGAACTTGGCTGTAGGTGAGGTTATTAATCTACAGACTGATATACTGAATCATCCTGATAACGATATGAATTCCTCTGCTGTAGGTAAGTGGCAATTAACTAGGCGTACACTGAGAGATCTTATTAAGCGTAAGGTTATCGACGTAAGTATGTCTGACAAGTTTACCCCTGAGTTACAAGACAAGATATTCTATGCCTTGGTAGAACGCCGGGGTTACTCAGCGTACTTGGCTGGTAAACTCCCCAAGGATGAATTCATGCAGAATCTTAAGAAGGAATGGGAAGGATTAGATAGATTCAAATCAGACCTGCCTAAGATTCTGGATAGGATGAAGGAAGGAGATGCATGAGCTTACTCCAAGATATATACAAGAACTTCGGTGACATAGATGCTATGCATAAGGAACTCCAGGATTCACCTGAGATGCCGCGCCAAGAGAACATCTATAATTACACCAAGGATAATCTATTACGTCTAGGGGCCGCGAAGCAAGCGGCCATAGATGAACACAACGATTTACTTGACTCACAACCCTCAAGTTTCGTCCAGGCTATAGGAGACTTCTGGCAGCATGATACTTTAACTGGTGTTGCTGTGAATAAAGTCCTCGATGGTCCTCAGTTAGTTGATCCTGAGTTCGATCCTAACCAAGCGTTCAAGTCAGTAGAAGATGAATTCTTAGTACCGTCAGATAAAAAGGTTTTACTCGGTGCACGTAATGAGGATCATTTTAATCTCCTGGCGGATAACTTGAGAGACTACAACGAACACCGCTTGAATGTAGAGAGACTTGGATTCCCTAAAAGTATTGCTGCCCAGTTATTCGCTGAGGTAGGTAATGTAATTAACTGGGTTCCTTTCTTGAATGTAACTAAGGCGGGTAAGCTGTTGAAGTATAAGGATATAGCTAAGGGTGCTGCTCTACAAGGAACTGCCAATGTCACTGAGGAAAAACTGATCGACATGGCGTACAAAGATAGGACTGTTTCAGATTACGTAGCCTCATTTGCTCTTGGGGCTGGATTATCTGGGTCAGTACTAGGGGCATCCAAGCTCTGGAATACAACCAAGTTCGAGACAGGACAACGTATTAATGACGAGGCTGCCGCCTTTGCTGCTCACAGGACGAAGGATAAAGCCGATGAAACAATCGCTACCGCAAAGGGTGGCCCTAAACCTAATCGGGACTGGACAGACTCTACGATACTTAGAGATGACGAAGGGAAATTGGACCCGACGATATCCAAAAAGATGGAAGAAAAGGGTTATGATCCTGAGAACGAAATGGATATATGGGTAGAGAATTACGAAGCCCAGGGACTGTTACCTAAGGCTACCCAGGTTATCCAAGAGAAGCTGAACTTAGCCGGGTTCGCCCAGACATTAGCTGGGTCAGACAACCCGTTCTTCAGGGCGTTAAACCGGGCGTTATTTGAGCATGGTGAGGGTGGGCTCGGTGTACACAAGGAACACACGGCTGCACTTGAGGCTGACCTTGAGACGCAGCGGATATTCTCTAATTACTCTAATCAATTGATTCAATCCAAGGCTGCCTTTGCTGTTGAAGCGGAAAAGGTCGGTATGACTATCAAAGATTTCGACCGTGTTGCTTACAGGTATATTGACAGCGGTGGTACTATTGGGTACGATGGCAAGATTAACTACCCTGGCAGAGAATCAAAGCTGAATGATATCCTTGAAGATTTCAGACAAGTATACACCCAACAGGATAAAACCTTAAGGGATCATATAAAGTCAGCCGGTGTGTATGAGGCTGACACCTTTGGGGAAGGCCCGCATTTACTTAGGAAGTACGATAACGAACAGTTCCTTAAGTTAACTCAGGAGTTCGGATCATCTAAACCTATTAAGGATCTTATCCGAGAGAGCTTGACGAGAGGTAAGGGTTTCAATGAGTATAGTAAGAAAGTTCTCGATGATATTGAAACTAAGTACCAGGAAGAATTATCTGTTTACGATAAGAAATTAAGTAGCCTTGAAGCTGACCTGGAAGTTATTCAGATGCAGATTAAGAAAGCCAAGGATTTCACTAAGCAAATCCAGGCTGAGGCTAGGTACGATAAAGCCTTAAAGAAGATCGAAGCCCACAAAGAGACAAAGCCCACAGTTCCTGAGGTTGCTGATATAGATACATCCAAGGTTATCCAGAGGGTATCCGAGGCTGTTTATAATAGAATGTACAGACGAGCTTATACTCATGATGCCGACGCTAACCTCTTAAGCACAAATAACCAGACGTTGTTATTAGAGGCTCTAGAGGATCTTAAGGCTGATGGTGGATTAGACCAAGCTGATATAGATCATGTCCAAGGTATCCTAGCTACAGCCGGGCGTGACCGCAAGGCAGACCCAACTAAGGGTAGACTTATATGGATATGAATGCTTCTGTTTCTGTTAATGGCCGTGAGATAAAGATGACAGATTTACTCGATGTTGATATGGGTTCCGGTTATCTTGCATCTGGTCGTTACTGGATCGGGAGAGCCGCCCTTGCACGCAAAGGTAATCATCTAGCATCTGAAGCTGACATCCAGAAGTCTATTAATAGGGCTGCTCAGATGGGTGCGAAGATGGGAATGGATTCTAAGGATATTAAGAAACAGACTGAACTTATTCGGAAAGGTATCGAGCTTATAAAAGGGCGTCCTATTGAGGATATGTCTCTTGGTAGGAACGTAGCCATGAGAAATATCAGGAAAGCTGTTATGAACTCCTCCCTGGGGCAACTCGGGATTATCCAGGCAAGTGAAACCGGTCGTATGCTGGCTGCTGTTGACTCAAGTATGAGGATACCGATGGTTAAGGATCTCGTCCGTGGTATAGCTACAGGTAAAATGAGTTCTAATCAGCTTACTGAGATTCAGGATTATCTCGTGGGTAACATCGGATTCCGTCATTACATGAACCACCCGGATTTCCGCGCAGATGACTTCGGGCATAAGATCTCGAACGCTGAGAAACTCCAGGATAAGATGTCGTACTACATGGGGATAGCTTCTGGTTGGAATAGAGTTTATCGTATGCAGACAGCGACCCTTATGAACGGCCTGACACAGAAGTGGTACAGACAGGTTATGAATGATAAATTCCCTGAGACACAAATGAGAGACTTAGGGGTTGATGATCTGTTACTATCAGACCTCAAGGCGGAGATGACCAAGCACGCTATACCTACTGAAGGTCTTGATGGAACTAATTCGTATATTGAGTTAGGACTCGAGAATTGGGAACCAGCTACACGCCGGAAGTTCGCCATGATGCTTCATCGTAAATCGAACAATGCGATCCAGATGATAATGACAGGTGAAACTCCTATGTGGCTTAATCACTCCATAGGTAAGTTCCTTGGACAGTTCAGGACGTTTACTATCGGGGCGTTATCCAAGCAGACAACTAGAGATTACAAGATGCTTCGAGAAGGCGACCTTGAGGGCGCACTGGCGCTGCAATTCAACGTAGCAACCTCAGTTATGGCTAACGCTGTAAAGATAGGCTTTATCGCTTCTACCCTACAGGGTGACGCTCGGGATGACTTCCTGGAAAAGAACTTAGATCCTATGGGTTTGACAAATAGGATACTGTCTTATGTGGGTCCGTTGTCCCCTCTTATGGAAATAGGGAACTTAGGGGGTGATCTGTTCTTCGGCGATAAATGGAGCGAAGTAGCCGGTGGTTATCTTCATAGAGGCAGAGGGATATCCTCAATGTCTCCTGGTATAGCGTTCATAGATAAAGTTCACAAGGGTATACGCGGGGGGTTATCCTCGACGTTAACTGAGAAGGAAATGACTCCGGCTGATTACAGGTCGTTGTACGGTATATTACCGTTCAGTAATAACTACGCCTTTGAAGCCCTGAACAATATGCTGATTGAACCTAACTTATTTAAGGACGATTAAAAATATGTACAGTATAAATGAATTCACAAGTGACGGTGCAACCGCTGTGTACTCCTTCTCATTCGAGGGGGAGTACCCAGGATATTTACATAAAGATCATGTCAAGGTGTATTATGACAATGTACTACAGGACTCAGGAGCTTGGTCGTTCACAGACGACGCTGTTATAACTCTCGATCCTGTACCTGCGACTGATGTAATTATAACTATAAAATGGGAGACACCTGTTACATTGCTGGTTAATTATTCCAGCGGTGCAATACTAAGTGAACACAACCTGGATAAAGGTGCGCTGCAATTGTTGTATCTTATCCAAGAATCGCGAGATAGGATTGAATTACTGGAGGGATAATGCCTGACGGATCTAATGAAGTTTATAACATCCTTTGGTGCAAAGAGAGGCATGAGAAACTTGATAAACGAATTGATTCACTGGAGAGTAAATTCTGGGGAATCATTATATTACTTATAACGAACTTGGCAGGTATATCAGTCCTGCTCTCAAAAGGAGCTTAATATGGTAGACAATGCGTCTAAGGATATTATCTTGGGTGAACTTCACCAGAAGATAGCGAATAGACTAAAGATACATGTCGATGACCTGGAGAGTGACCCCAGGTACATCCAAATGGCAATCAAGTTCCTTTCAGATAATAAGATATATTGTGTACCTTCTGA